TCAAACAAATCTATTTATCGAATATACCATCTTTCGCACTGGCTGTAGACGGCACCCCAACATAACCTCCCAATTACAATTAGAAACCCCAATTGTCTTCGTATTCGAGAAACCAAGACCTATCCCTGCTTTATCCACATCCACGTTATCAAAAGTCACGTTATAAATAGGCTTCTCCTCTGTGCCTTGAAGCACCAATGCAGCTACATTCACCTTTTTGCATTTCAAATCCTTTACATAAATATCATGCACCTCAGTAAAATGATGGTTATCCATCCCCTCGCCTGCATACATGGAAGTTACGCGTACAAAAAGGGTTAACATGACTTTTTAACCGGTTCAATCTTTCCGCTGCCATGAAGCCCAAAGGGCGGAGAAACTGAGAAAAAGTAATAGCCCGCCAGCGGAATTAAACAACAATGTATTGCATCTGTTCCTGTTGCATAAACCTTTTCTCTTTCCAGATTAAACCTTTTTATACGGATGTATTCTATCTCCATAGCCTTTGGAGTTATCTCCATAAGCTTTGGAGTTAACTCCAAAGGCTTGCGGAGATAGAACAAACAGGAAGAAAACCCTTAACTATCCAACGGGAAAGGTTTATAGATATGGACAAGATCTTTTCCATAGCCCCGCTTATAGATAAATCCTTTTTAAATATTTCCATAAAAAAAAGCTGTACCCTCAGAAGATACAGCTTTTTTTATGTGATTCCGTTGCGATTCGAACGCAAGACCCACGCCTTAGAAGGGCTACAAGTACAATCACTTTTTATAACTGATTTACAAGCAATTATCACGCATGTCAAAAAAAACGCCGACAAACCCTTTGACAAACCCTAGATTGTCATTGGCTATCGCATTGCGATTAATATTTTAATTCACGACAAAATTAAAGAGGAAAAAGACAATATGAACGCCTTCCCCCTCTTTAATTACAGTTATTTAACCAAACAAGAAATATCCTCGTTATTTTTCAACTTATCAAGATATAACAGGACTCATTTTCATATCAACATTAATGCTTCCTGTAATCCTGCTTCAAGTGCTTCTTCGTAGGTATTATAATGGATAATAGGTCTGTCAGACAATCCTACTAAATCATGGTTAGGAATTGTTAGTATATCATATATCCAATAATTTCCATACATATAGGATATTTCGATATGCAGGTTCTTAGTTTCACGAAGCCACTTTTGGGCAACATACAACACTGGACACAAAAATTCAACTGGTTCGTTATCTATTTCCGTACAACATGACATACTTTGCGGAATGTCGTATCTTCTAATAATATTATCGCAACTTATTGTGTGTTCACACTTCCAATTAAACCCTTTCTCTTTCAGCATCTTTGCTGTTTCCAATGTTACAAGTTCTTCGGTCATGGTTATTCTCCTTTCTTCTTTATTCCACTTATTTTTTTGCATTTTATTATTAGAATGTTAGTTTTTATTAGTAAGTTTGCAAAAACTCGTAATTATGGATATTGTATCTTTATTTTTATCTATCATCGCTGTATCGGTTACTGTCTATAATTGCTATAGACAATATTTTAAGAAAACGGAAGGGATTGCTTTAACTATATCTGGTGCTCTAATTGAAAATAACGAATTAAAAGTTTGTCTTCTTTATACAAACATAGGAAATCAAACTGCTACTATCACCAATGCATCTATTTTATTAGATACAAATAGTCTGGGACATTATAGTAAGGAAAACCATGCATCCATTTGTGATGGGATAACTCCATTTACCCTTTTTGAAAAAGGGCAAAAAAGCATAACGATATCTTATCGATTACCAGATTTTAAAGACTTAGATATCAATAGTATATCCATTAGGATTCTATCTGCTTATACTAACAGGGAAGGGATATTATTTAAAGATAATCATTCTGTGGGGCACTTGAGTACTAACGACACAAAAAAATGTTTTGTATGTGTTTCAACAGATACTCATAGGTTGTCTCAGAATAGAATCATTATGTCCATGCAATAATTACTATTTTCTAATCTGTTTAAATTCTGGTAAAACACCGAGATATAAGTACTGATTATCATCGGTTCTGTACACTGTGATGTAATATAATACATCGCCTTCATTTTTAATGGCATCGCATCTTTGCATAAGGTCTCTTGAGCAATATGCAGGAGGTATGATATCCGCTATGTAGTTGTATAACCTTTCGTCAATATAATCACCTGGGCACAAAAAACATCCAAATCTTTATCCTGTTTAGCCCATTGTTTAAAAGTCTTTTTCATTTCTGTTCCTGTTTTGAGGGTTATTCACTATCGTATTCTGATATGATTTCCAAAATATCGCTTTGTATTTTTTCATCAGTTAGCATGTGCTCAACTAATTCTTTTAGATGCGATGGTCTGGCTATAATACACTTCGCTATGTCATTGTTATCGGTAGCCATTATTATAATTCCACCTTCATGAGTCTTAGGTAGGCGTACTGCCATTTCTTTAGCAAATGCCTCTACGTCTTGAATAAATTGACTTTTCATATTAGTTCCTTTCTATATCGTATTACGTTAATTGATTTAAAATTTCTCTTCGAATAATTTCCCTTGCGCTAAATCTGAATAACCCTTTCTTTTGCTCATGAAAATCCGCAATAGGTATTTCGTTTATATAGTAATAGAAAGCTTCGTAACCGTCTGCAAAGTTGCGAGCAAGAAACCCATTAGGGTGAGTGTTCATATATCTTTCAACGGCTATTATCATTCTTTGAGCATAACCGGGAAACATCTTAAACTCTAATTGCATCTGCTTGTAATTGCAGAGAGGACAGCCGACACAACCGTGACGGCTCAAATTATATGGAGCGTCATAATACTTTGAATATGGTAATCCGTATTTTCGAATATAGCTCCAAACATCTTCTTCTGTCCATGTGAGGATAGGAAGAATATGCTTTGCGCCTTTCATCCATTTTCTTGTATCACACTGCTCCGGCTCATAATCTTTTCGATTTCTACTTTCGGCAGCTCTCATTCCTTCAATACTACGTTTGCCGATACCATATCTTTCTTTCAGTCTTTCACAACAGAATCGTCGGAGCCGTGAAGGAAGTCCTTTTTCTTCAACTAACTGAAAGAATGACTTTTCAGGGTGTATTATCCTCACTTGCGGATAGTGTCTCTTTATAAAGCTAATCGTGCCCGGTGGATCTACTGTGGTGTTAGCGTAGATCGCATTATACTTAATGCCTGCACGTTCAGCAAGGTCAAGTATAACTACACTATCCTTACCTCCGGAGAATCCGAGTGATAGCAGATCATCACGTTCCATACTGCGAAGGAAGTCTATTGCTTGCTGCTCTTTCTTGTTCATTTCTATCTTCGATTTACACTAATTCAATTATATCCTTCTTTAAATTAACAAATAAAGGTATTGCTGACATGCCCCCATTGTAATCCAACTGTCTTAAAGAGGGGACAACCTCTCCGTTATCATCAATATCATAATCTGCAATATAGGCTAACTTCTTCGCTTCGGGAACCAATATCCTTTCATTGTTCCAAAAAATATATCTTTCATGAGCCATGACCGTTATACAGACCTTACTTCCAACAGGGAATCCTTAGTTGGATTCAATGTATTCCTTTTCCAGCTGTTCCTTTTCTCCATTCAATTCTTTTAGCTTTAAATCAATGGCGTATCTTTTGCTTAAAAATTCTTCCTTATTCATCTTTTTTGTCATTATAATTGATCCTAACATACTTACCTGCTATATCACAGTTTTTTAATATTTCCGCGTTGTTTTCGCCAAAAGCGATGAGAATACTGCCACAGCCGGGAGAATCCCCACGAGTTCCGTCTGGACGGAAGAATCTAATTCGGTTACGCAAAAACTTCATCGCTGTTGCCTTTTTGAAGATGATATCCTGAAACATCTTTGAATCGCAGCGATTGAAAAGTAAGGCAATGCCGTTTCCATGTTCTGCCATCCGTTTAACGAAACATTCTATAAGAGGACGGGAATAAGGTGGGTTCAACCAAACACGACCTTTCCATTCCTGTTTTAATCCATCGTCATTTTTGTTGTACATGACACTTGCTGTTTTATATAGGGGGGATACTGGGGCACATGGGTCTAAATCAAATTCACCTAATGCGTCTATAATTTCTTTCGGTGTGTACCATTCATCGGTACTATTAGCCGATCTTTCAAAAGTTGTATTCATTTCGGTTTAGTTATTAGTTAATTGGCAGTTTCATAAAGCACATCCATATTGTCTTACTCTGTCTTCCGGTAGTATGTCCGAAAAGAGGTTTGAACGGGATAACAGACAAAACTTCCGTAGCTTTTATCTCACTCTCATTCCATTTGAATACAAGAGTACCGTAAGGCTTCAAGACGCGCATACACTCAGTAAATCCATCGTGTATTAGTGACTGCCAGTTTTTCGGAAGTTTCCCGTATTTTTTAGCCATCCATGAGGTTTCACCAAGTGTTTTTAGATGAGGTGGGTCAAATACCACCATGTAGAAAGAATTGTCCTCAAACGGCAAGTGGGTGAAATCTGCTATTATATCCGGTTTTATCTCTATGGTTCTGATCTTATCTCTATCCTTGGCTGTTACTATCTCTGATCTCTTATCAACGAATAAGGCAAGAGGATTATGTTTGTCAAACCAAAACATCCTACTGCCGCAACAGGCATCTAATATAAGTTTTCCATTTTCCATTAAGCTATTTCTTTTGATTTCTTCAATCTCAACTTTCTCAATACTTTGCAAAGTGCTTCAGTATTTTTTCTCGCTTGTGTAACCTCCACCGCATTTCCGATAAATTTCTTTTGGTCAGCTTGTGTGCCTATTAAAACATAATCTTCAGGGAATCCCATAATCTTTTTGAGTTCCGGAATGCGAAGCATCCGCATTTTAATATCCACTATGCCATACAGTGCCATGAACTCCTTTATCTTCACGGTCATAGGACTATCATTGTTGTAGATTTCAATCGCTACCTGACCGCTTTCTGTTGCTACCAGATAAGGCGGCATCTTATCCATGCGGGCTATTAATGTGAAGCAGGGGCTATCAACAGAGCCGCCAGCACTGTTGAACTGTGGATTCATCAGATAGTACCATTTCCTGTTTGCGGTAATGGTCTGGGAGGGTTCCTCTATACTGCTACCTACATTTGAGAATGCAGTATTCATTATCCACGGCTGGCATGTTACCAAGTTTTGTTTCGGTGTTGTGGTAACAGCGGGGCATGGTGAGTTTATATCAGACACCTGACCACCTCCAGAATATTGATTCATAAAAAATGGAGATACAAGGGAAAGTCTGTCTTTAGTCAGAAGTGTAGGACAAGGCTGATTAATATCCTTTCCTGTATCCTTAAAGTTATAAGAACACATAAATCGGCTTTCAATTAAAGCCATCCTGTCCTTCGTTGTGACCGTTGGAGCTGGAAGGTCTACCGAATGATTATGTCCATTTCCATAATAAGCAGAAACAAAAACATGGTGGTCTTTGCAGGTGATTGCACCTGCCGGTTCTTCTACAGACACATTCTTGCTTTCGGGATGTCCGCTGAACTGTTTGGAGAGGAAACTTACCTGTACCTTTGCAAAGCGGTTTTCAGTAGTCAACACTCCGCATGGTTCATCAACTGATTTGCATGTGTCTTGAGGGCGAACCGTATTGTAACGGGAAAGGAAAGCATCCTTTCCTCCGGCTACAAACTTGATAAGTCCAGCATAGATACGTTCAAGCGTTTTCTCTGCAAGAGGCTTTTCCCTGAAGATGGTAGTTCCTTCATCAGAGAAATCAAGCACATCTTTTACCGGCTTCCACTTCTCCAGCCGCGAGAACATATCTTGCCTACCACCTTTACAGTGGGTCGGTTCTGGGAATACTATCGGCAAGTTCTTTTTAGCAAAGATGCCGAAGAAGCGTTTTCTTGTGGTGTAGGCACCGAAGTCGGCAGCATTTAAGATGCGGTGCTCAAAGTTGTAACCGTACTTCTTGACATTGCGCACCCACTTTTGATAAAGCCGGCCTTTGTCCATGCTGATAGGTTTCCCATTCTCATCCATATCTCCCCATGACATAAACTCTTCTACATTTTCAATCTGAATGTAGTCAGGGTCTATAACATCAATATAACGGAAGAGATGTTCTGCCAACGTTCGGCTGTCGGCATCTCTCGGCTGACCGCCTTTGGCTTTCGAGAAGTTAGTACACTCCAAAGAGGCATGAAGCATTATCATGGCATCAGGGTATAGCTGGCGGATACGTTCTACAATAGTGCTTATAGGGGAAAGTTCCAGTGTACGGATATCCTCAATAAAGTGAAGTGCATCAGGGATATTGGCATCATGTGAAAGGATGGCATTCTTGTCATGGTTCACACAGCAAACAACCTTTCCACATCTATTTCCATCCAATCGTGCTTCTTCCACACCTTCGGACAAACCGCCGGCACCACAAAAAAGGTCTATTACGAACAATTCGATATCGGACAGACCTTCTAAACTCCTTAGTATTTCTTTTAATGATTTCATAATTTCTCCTTTCTAAACAGATGGTTAAACGCATTATCCAAATCCAAGTCCAGATTCAGTTTGGACGGGTTCTGAATTATTTTTTCCGTTGAATTTTCTTTGCCATCTGTCGCAACTGTCTGGCCTTATCTAGCGAACGTATGCCTCTACAATTGTCTTCAATTATTAAGGCCGCTTCTTTTAACAGTCTGAGCAATCGTACTGTATCTGTCTTACATATTTCCATTATTCGCTTGCTATAATGATTACCACCTTGTTCTTGACATCAAACCTGTAAACAGGTAATGGTACGGATGTTCGGACATATTCCTTATTTTCAGATTTCATATAATATCGGGAAAATTCCACAGAAGCCTCTTCTCTGTTCACCGCTATTATCGAGATATAGTTATCTTCGTCTATTTTAAAGCGATAATAATCCATGCCTGCTTGTTTTATAATATCATTGGCCTCCCTGTACCTGGATATGCTCAACCGGCTGAATGGAATTGAATGAAGTGATATCATCTGATCAATAGCTAACTTTGTACTGTCATACAGGTTTATCCCGTCTTCAGGTATTGTATAAATCTGCAAATTCAAGCTGTCGGCCTGTTTATCCGCACCTATAAGAAGATTATTAATCCAACGACTGATATTGACGCCTTTTGCTTTCTGACTCTCTATCATCTGCGCCACATCCGGAGTCGGTCTAAAATTGATTATTTCTGCCATATATTAAATGTATTACGATTATTACATAACACAAATTAATATGACAACTGTAATACAATGGTTATCCAAATTCCAAAATATACACCAATATTGTCAGTCTTCATGCCCTTCCTCTCCTTCTTCATCGACAGTCGGATCAGGCAAGTTTCTGTACCTTGCATTGAGCTGGGCTATCTTCTGCTCCGCTGAGAGATCTCGTTTTGCGTTTTCTTTAAAGTCTACGGACGAAAGAGACGGCATGGCATATTTGATAATTCGGGAAACAGCAAGCACTTTATCACTAGGATCATCAATAGCCTCTATTATCTCCCCCATACTCTCAATAAACGGAGCCAGTTGTTCCATAAGCTTGTTTCGATAATGACGGACAGTCCTATATCCTTTTTTAACTCCCCCCACCTTTGGATGTCCTATTGTAAATTTACCATTTTCATCATGAAGAGGCTTTGTGTTTTCCTTAGTGCAAAGATGCAATAATTCCGGACGGGCAAACATGGTAATCCCATTGTCAAGTTCCACGCATATATTATCGTCCGACTCAACTTTGACAACCGTGCCTTTCCATGAGGTTCCATCAAGAGCCACCTTGTCCCCTTCCTTATACAATATACTTCCGTCTTGCATTATATCAACATGATACAAATGTAACTGATTACTTTTGATATTAAATAATAAAGTGCAATTTACGATTTATGGGACTTTTATCCAGGGTTCTAGGCGGCAATAAAGCCTATAAGGAATCAATCAAAGATCTTCAAAAGGCGAAGGATCTTGAAATGAACTATTATCAGGAACAGGCTTACGCTGATCCTCTTCAGGACAGTGCGAATCAGGCGGCTCTGCGTCAAGCCAGAGAACTGCTGATGGCAAACAACAAACGGACAGCAGGAAGCGCCGCTGTAACAGGTGCTACAGATGAGAGCGTTGCCTTGCAGAAGCAGGGAGCCAACCAGTCACTTGAAAATATTACGGCCGGAATAGCCTCAACCGCCACTGCCAAAAAAGATCAGGCCATGAAAAATTATCTGGATGCAAACCGATCATATACGGAGGCTATCAATAATGTGAAACAACAACAGGCCAAACAGGAATCATCGGCATTAGGAGGTCTTCTCAATACAGGTATAACGGCTGCGGCCACTGTTTTCGGTGGCCCCATAGGCGGTGCTGTAGCCAGTCAAATCACTAAAAAGGAATAGCAGGTATGGCAGTTACGGACAGATATACCAATTATCAAAAAAGAAAAGAAGCTGCCGGCATTGTCAATCCGGAGGAAGAGCGGCAGATCCATGATGAGTCTGTGGCGAGACAAGCTGAGGAAAACGCACGGGAACAGTTGCCGTTACGTCCCACGGTGGCTGTTCAAAAACCTGCGACGAGTGTGTCTACAGTCAATACCATTCAAGAACGGGAAAATGCGGACAAGCTTCCCGTCCAGCTTCCTGGTACAGAAAAGCCGTGGCAGGAAATGAGCGCACAAGAAGCCTATGCGGCTCATCCCCAGCTGTCACCGGCCGCATACCTGTCAGGAGTGGCTTCTTATCGCAAGCAAAAAGGACAAGAGGGATTATCTTACACCGAACTTGCAGAAGCCTTGAGAGGAAGGGACCCGTTACAAAGCGAGGAGGACAGGATTAACGCCGAAAGACGTTTACGTGCCGCCGAGAGCATCAATGCTGTAGGAAGTGTTCTAGCCAATCTGGTGAATGTGGTAAGGACACGAAGAGGCAATCCGTCAATGAATCTTTCAGGAGCCGGACGTGAAGGCCAAGCACGTATTGACAGAATACGCCAATACAGGGACAATCTGTCACGTCAGAATTATCAGGACTATATCGGAGCGATCGCACGTGACAGGGCCGAGCAAGCGAGAATAGATGTAGAGAAGGCCCGTCAAGACCGATGGAAGGCACAACAAGCAGCAGCAGAACGGGAATACAACTGGAACACATATAAGTTTGAAACCGAGCAGGCTGCAAAAGCGGCAGAATCCAAACGTAAGGCGGAAGAAAACGCCGCTAAACAGGCGGAAATCGAAAGACATAATAAAGCCACAGAGGGAATCAGTCTAATGAGAATAGATAATGATTCTCAAAAGCAAAATGGCAAAAAAAATAAATATCCTTCATATCGCATAAGTGGGAAAAAAGGCTTTTCCGGCAGTACAAGAGCCTATAACCTGAATAAAAATGAAGATGTCGCACTAATGTATAACGATTTGGAAAAAACATTTGGCCTTGAAGCGGATAAACGCCCCAAATCCATAAAAGGCATGAGAGATTATATTCTCTCCATTTATGGGAAACAGCAAAAAGTGGAAAGCGGAGAAGCGTTCAATCCCTCTTCAAAACCGGAAAACAAATCATGGTCATTGAAGGGGAATAATAGTTGGTCACTAAAATAACATGAATCATGCAAGATAATAATACAGCCAGAAAGAAAGTATATGACGTATTAAGGGATAAAACCGGATACTCTGACTCATATGAGGATTTTAACAAATTCATGGATGAAAATGAGGAAGCCAGAAAGAAAGTATATGACGTATTAAAGGATAAGACCGGATACTCTGACTCATATGAGGACTTTAATCAATTCATGCAACCAGTTGATTCCTCTGTACAAATACAGCAACCTAACAACACCCCTCAAACTCCAAAGTCTGATTACTTTCAAACAGGCAACGGATATGACCCTGTTTCAAGAACATATTCAGGTGGTGTCGGAACACAGGAGGAAGCGGACAGGATTTTTGATATGAGAAACTATAATCCCAGCACACGTCCCGGCTTACGTGAACAAGTGCATTCAAAAGACAACTTTCAGTTTATCCCCCCCTCCACATCGCAAATGGAGTCAGACAAGGCGGAGGTTTCAGCTAGATATCAATTTTCTCCGATAAATTTGGGAGAAAGATTGAAAGTAGATATGGACAAAGGAAAATTGGACAAACTATTTACGGTTGAAGAAGAAAGCCGCTTGGACAAGGAATATACCCCGCGTTCCATATCGTCCATGAATGATGTATATAACAACTATCGTGACAGGTTTGCCCTGACAGAAAGAGGAAGACAGCTTTCGGAAGAAATGGCCGGAATACAGAAGGAGATTCAAGACAAATATGCCAACCGGTTTCTTGCCTCAGACGAATACAGGAAGCTGTCACAACAATATAAAGGGAACGAACTTAACCAAAAAGCAAACGAAGCGTTTCAGAAGACCTACGGAGAGGTCATTAGCAAGGAATTGGAATCATATCAGGACGTATACAATAAAGAGATAACTTCACGTTACGGTACAGACATGAAGCGTGATCTTGCCGGATTTGTCAAAAAGAGCGTAGGCTCCCATCTTAGCACCCTGACCAATGAAGTAAACAAAGACCTTGATGACATAGAGGAAAAGATTACCAAACAAAAGAAAATACTAAGAAACGATTCCGGTAATGCGATGGTGAATGCCAGAATGAATACAAGGGAAGATCCTACATTAGCACAGTACCGAGGAGAAAGGACTTATCTGGAAGGGGCGAAAGACCTTATTGATGAATCGAACAATATTATAGAGGAAGCCGGGAAGAAAGGAAAAACAAACTTTTTTAGCGGTCTAGCGCGTGGTTTCGCCGATACCGCATTTGATCCCAAACAATGGACTTTAGGCATATCCGACATGATAGGCGGCATCCGTCTGAAAAATGTGGTGGAGAAAGCGGATAAAGGAGAAAAGCTCTCACCTTCTGAAGAGAAGTTGCTTGACGCCGCTGTCACCAACATGGCGGTCAACGCCTATTATTCCTCCGATTTGGGAAGAGGATACAAGGCTGGACAAACCACAGGAGCCAGTATCCCGTTCATGCTGGAATTCGCCATAAACCCGATATCGGCGGCAGGTGAGGGAATAGCCAAAAGCATTCTAAAATACGGTATGAAGAAATTCGGCGCGTCCGCCATGAAAAAAGGAATGTCAAAAATGGGGGCACGTCTTGCCGGAGACGCTTTGGCCGCAGCAGGAATGGAAGGAACAACAGGACTGGCGCGTGTCACCGCAGGAGCACAAGACAGAATGATGGGGAATATTCTGTTTGATGTTGACAAGGATGGAAACTTGACTTATGGAGGACGTGAAGGAGGAATGGATATGGGTAAAGCCATCGGCAAATCAATCGCTTCCACTTTTCTTGAGAACCAATCCGAGATGATTTTCAACGCATTCAAAGGACTGGGCAAAGGAATATGGAAGAATGTGGAAGAGACCGTTCCCGGTGGCGCAAGTGAATTCATGAAATATATAACGAACAGCAGGGCCGGTAAGCTATACAGGGAGATAAAGGACAACCCTACTTTCAAAGAAGCCGCAAAAAAAGCGCAGTTCCACGGGCTACCCGAAGAATATATGGAAGAGGTGTATAATAATCTTGCAAATGTCCCGTTAGGTGAAATGACCTTGGAAGAAGCCACAGACCTTGACAACAATATAGACACATTCCTTGGACTGGCTCCCACTTCCGTCGCTTTCGGCTTATTAGGACTTGGAAGCATGGGGGCTGAAAGGGTAAGACACCGCCAGAAGATGAATGCGGCTTTCGGAAACATGACCAAAGAACAACAGGAGAAACTGTCCGAACTGGAACGTATGTCAAAAGAACGTGGCAATGACGACATAAGGATTTTCATCAAAGAAACCATGAATGACGGTAGCCTCAGCAAGGAAGAGAAAAAGGCCGAGATAGAATATGCGTTTGACATTGCGAAGAACAATGCCATGGAGGACATTGCAGGAGAGCAGACCCGTGAGGAGTCCGAAAAGCGCACGGCAGCACAAGAAGAGGGAACGGATATCTATACAACTCATGATCCAGTAGCCATGCGCACGACAGTCCTCCGTGAGGAAGTTTCCCGTGAACGCCTTTCATCCGTACTGGATGATGAAGCCATAGATGCGCTTGCCGGTGCCAATGACGCCCAACGTGCGGAAATGCTGGATGTCATGGACGAAGAGACCAGACGTTTGGCTACGGACTACCTACGGCAGAAAGACCGTCATGACGCAGTTGAGGACGCATTGGATGAGGCTCATGCTTCCGAATATGAACAGGCGGCTGTCAAAGTCCAGCAAATGTCTCCCCAAGGACAAGTTGTCACTATTCCGTTAGGAAGATTCGGAGACAAGGAGCACAGTTACGGAGTTGTCATAAATGGTATAGATGCCACTGGGCAACCCGGAGAAACAGGCACACTCATGGTAGTGCCATTGGAAAACGGTCCAGAAGGTCCGATATTCGCCTCATTTGATGAGAATAATGCCAAGACTGTAAGAATCAATGCAGACACAGAGATCTCAATGGTCGGACGGGATCAAGTTCTTGAACAAATGCTTGGCGCATACAACGCCGATGCCGCAATCATGGAAGCACAGCCCATATCCGCAGGACAGACATTCAGCATAGCGGATGATAATGGCACAGTGACCGGCATTTCTGTTGTTGGTCAGGATACAATGGGCAATTGGTCCGTACTCATGGAAGGAAGTCGGGAGCCGGTTTCTGTCAGCGATGAACAACTCCGGGCCATGAAAGACAATGTGGACAAAGCCGGAATACGGACTGAATACGCACAAGAGGATGAAAATAGAAGACAGGAAGAGTTAATTCGGAAATTCAGTCCGGAAGTACTTGCATTACAACCCGAAAAAGGTGACAAGATATATACAGGAGGCAAAGAGATAGTACTTGATGAGGAAGTTCCCGGCGGATGGTCCGGGAAGATCATAGACAACAACGGTAATGAAACAGGTTCCGTACTCGTGACAGAAGAGCAATATTTCAAATACAAACAGTCGCTATTTGACGCACAAAGAAAAGATGATGCGGAAGCGGCTCCGGAAATCGGCGCCTCCTATATCACTCCAGAAGGAGAAAGTATGACCATTATCGGTTTTGATGAGGAAATCGGAGGTATGTTTGTCGTTCCAACCGATGAGTACAATGAGGTCAAAAGCGATGAGGTATCAATGAATATATTGGAAAATGAAGCATACCAGTTAGGTGCGGTTCCCGTCCAAGAGTACACCGATTGGGTGAAAAAATCCAAGAGTTCAACAAATGAAACCGCTCCTGAAGGAAAAGAGATGGGAAACCAACCATTGCAGGAAAGCACAGAGAGTCCGACTTACGAAAAATCCGAACTGGACAAACTTATATCCTCCTTTCCTAAAAAGAAGGACGGAAGCATTGATTATGAATCTCTGACGCCACAGCAGTCATTCCAATACACAAATCTGACAGAATCACTTGAAACCGCTCTGGATGACTTGAGAAAGGATATAGAGGCGAGTGATGCACAGATAGCTAAATTGAATGAATCCCTGTCATCCGCCACACGGGGAAAAAGAAATGAGATAAGGGACGCTATTAGAGAAGCAAAAGCGGAGAATGAAGAAATAAAGAATTTCTACAACTCTGTCATACCCATAACAGAAACTAATAATAACCAAACAAATGGAATATCAGAAAGCAGTAAGACTGGCACGAATGGAAATGACACAAATGAGCCCGTACCAGTTTCAGAAACAAGCGAACAAGGCAAAGAAAGAGGAACTGAGAAGAGACCCGAAGCTAAGGGAACAGGTGAAGAACGCATGGGACCAGAGGGAATTCCGGACACTGGCAGGAAAAATAGTATTCAGAAGCCTGCTGCGAAAATATCTGAGTCAATAACGGATACGGAGCTTCCGGAAAATCCTCTTGTTCAGGAAATTCTGTCACGTACCGAGCCGGAAACTTTGGAAGAGCTTGCATCCTTGGTACTGGGAAAATCCCTGTTCCTGCAAATGACAGGAGAAAGAAGTGTCAGAAACATGACTGGCTTAAGTCACAAAGACCTGACGCCATTTCTTTCCATCTTCAGAAAAAAAGAGAAGGGGGGTATGACCGTAGAAGAAGCCGGAGACAGACTGATAAGCATCGCCCATGAAAGTTATCCGGCAATAGTGGCGAAAGAAGGACTGGAAAATGACAATACCGGCATGGCCGGCACAAACGCGATCCTATCCGTTCTACAACAAAGCCGAACTTTTGGTGATATCAGCAATATGATAAGAAACAACAGAACCGAAGAAGCGCAACGCGCCATAGATGCGGAAAAAGAATATGAGGATGAACTAAAAGAACAATTCTACCAAGAACAATACCACATGTCTCCGGATGAATATGAAGCATGGGTTAATGATGAGGCCTTTTCTGAATCAAATGTCTATTCGAATGAAGAAAAGTCTGAATTTTATAATACATTTGCCGATAAAATAATAAAGCAACAAGAATATGACAACAGAAGAGAGAATCCAACTGACGAAGGAATCGGAACGCGTAAAAGCGATGAGCAAGGAGGAATATTTGGCATACGCGAAAGAGGCGATGCGGTTCTGCAAGGAGAAAAACCTGTTCATGCCGTCGGAACTGAAGGATATCAAGGAAAATCCGGACAAATGGAAGGACAGACTGATGAAGGACTGCATCCTCAGAATGACAATGTACAAGATAACACATCCACAAACAAACTCCTAGACCATATCGCGGAAGCACGCGAAATGGTCGACACCTCTCCTACTGAAGCGCAGAAGGAAGCCGGGAACTATAAGAAAGGTCACATTAAACTTGATGGATATGATATTACCATAGAAAATCCGAAAGGATCCGTCCGTAGCGGAAAGGATGCCAACGGACAGGAATGGAGCATTACCATGAACAACGACTACGGCTATATCCGTGGCACGAAAGCCGTGGACGGTGACCATATAGACATCTTCCTGTCAGACAATCCGTCCGAAGGAAATGTGTTTGTAGTAGACCAGCTCAATGAAAAGGGTGAATTTGACGAAAGTAAGGTAATGTACGGTTTTCCGTCTATGGATGAAGCACGTTCCTCTTATCTTGCAAACTATTCTCCCGGTTGGGAGAACCGAATAAGTACCATTACAGAAGTAACGAAGGATGAGTTCTATAAATGGATTGATTCTTCTGTAAAAAAGACAAAGCCGTTCTCTGAATACAAGAGCGTGAATCCTGTGCAACTTGCACCTTCCATAGAATCCGCCAATGCGGACAGAATGAAGGACATAGAAACAAGACTGGCCGAAATAGAGGACAGGAAGATAGAACTGGAGGATATTCTGGTAGAAGCCGGAAATGACTCCGTTGAGAGAGACGCTGTTTTCTCCGAGCAACAGGAACTGAACCAGGAACAGCAGGAACTTGAAGCCGAATATTCCGGCTTACGCGCAATGAATGACGAAAGCAATGAGATACTTACTTCCGAAGGCAGTGACATCCGGTTTCGCGAGGTTGGAAATGAGGAAATAAGTTCTTTCGCCAACAAGCACAACCTTGATGAAGCCGATGTAAAAAAGTACGCACAATCCATGAAAATGAAAAATCTGGGTGGCGCAAGTTATGCTTTCAAATCAATCAGCAGAAATGTGCGTCTCCAGAACTCCAACCTGTCATTAGGGCAATTCGTAAAAGTTTTTTCTCCGATCAAAAAAGAGCTGTATGAAAAGTTCGGTGATGTGGATGCCTTGAGAGATGAATACGTGCAAGAGGAAATGAAAGCCCGTAACATGATGGAAGCCGCCCGTAAACGTGCGGAGGAAGAAGCCGAATCGGAAAAGAAGCGTCTAAAGGAATTTGAACTGATGACGGATGAAGAGATGGATGAGGCCTATTTCAAGGCTATGGAAGAAAATAATGAAGCCCGTATGCGTGACATCATACACGAATCCGCACGAAGAAACGGTTATGTTTCCGCCGATGAATTCAGAATGGCACACCGCGCCCCCTCTTATGATGAGGAAGGAATTGATAAAAACATGGTTGACATTGCCGCAAACAAAGATCAGATACGCGAATCCTTAAATGAGCAGCTTCGCATGAACAGGGATCAATACAAAAATGAAAGTGCCGCCGCAATCAATGAAGCATTGTCTGCCATTGACAAAGGAGAAAAACCGACCGTTACCATCTATCGTGCCGTTCCAAAATCATTGAAAGAAGGAAAGGTAAGAAACGGTGACTGGGTTTCCCTGTCTGAATCCTATGTAAAAGTTCATGGAGAACATGCCTTAAACGGCAATTACAGAATTATGAAGGAAGAAGTACCAGCCGAAAATCTATATTGGGACGGAAATGATATCAACGAATGGGGATATGATGACAGGAGCGATTACCGCTACAAGAATACAAAAAACAACCGAAAACTGAATGACCTGATAACCCGTGACGACAAAGGTAATATTATTCCTCCTTCCAAGCGATTCAATGCAAGAAAAGCGGATGTAAGATATCGTTTTATTGGAGAGGAAGGCGCGTCCAAACTGGATAAGGCAGAGGAAGCAACTACCCGCCTTGATAACCTGAATGTAGCACGAGAGATGGAATCCGCTTTCAATACGAAGAAAGGGCGCATTGAGAAGCTGCGGAAGAGTGAGCCGATAGAGATTACGGGCAAAGAAGTGACTCCAAGCGATGATTTAAAACAGTATAAGAAAAACGCATTGGAATACGGGAAAAATTTACAAGGAGAATATACAAACAAAGACACAGGAAGAACCATTCAATTACAAAGAGGCCGCAAGAACGGTGGTCTAAAAGAAATATTGCAGCACGACACGCTTAACGACACTGTACAAATCAAGAGTGTGGCAGCCATTCCTTCAATTATAGAAAACGCTATATATATAGATAGTTCTGAAAACCAAGACGTACAGAAAAATCCCAATGTAGTGGCTTATCATTATTATATATGTGGGTTGAAAATTGGCAGTGAAGATTATACAGTCCGTATGGTAGAAGCAGAAGAAAAAGACGGGAACCGTTATTATGACCACAAACTCACACACATAGAAAAGGGCAAACTCATAAATGAACTTGCCCTAATAAATCCTTCCTCCTCGACTGAATTGTCTTCAACGCCCGATGCTGGAACAGAAGACCGGAATCGTCCGACGAATAGAGGGGAAATACAAACTGCTCCTATTTCCAATATCAAAGATAAGAAATTAGTTTCTCTTCTCCAAACAAATGAAAAAGAAAATGCTAGGAAAATCAAGCTGGCTACAGGTTGGGAACGTGGGGCTGACGGAAAATGGAGATATGAAGTGGAGGATTTTGAGATTGATCCGAAAGGACTTGCGCGAAGAAACAGACTTTGGTCCAACCTGTCATGGGGCAAAGAGTATGATGCGCTAAGCGACAAACTGTTTGATGGAGTAGAGCTGACGGAAGAAGAGGCAGCCCGTTTTGATGAATTATCAGAAAAGGCAGAAGAACTTCGCGCCACATACGAAGCGAACGACGTGCGTTATCTTGACGATTATGTGAAGGATGAGAATTTGTTTAAGGCGTATCCGGAGTTGAAGCAGATACGCGTGGAGATATACAACGCCCCTACAAGCAATACAGGAGCAACTTATTATGAAAGCCAAAACTTGATACGTGTGAATGAGTCTGTCCTAGACAGAGCGGATTTCCGTAGTATCTTAGCGCATGAGGTACAGCATACCGTACAATCAATTGAAGGATTCGCCCGTGGTGGAAACAGTATGACTTATAGAAAACACCTTGACGCATTAAAAGAAAAGCGCGATGCCTGGTCTATGATTGAAGAGTTTGCTGACAAGCGTGAGGAACTTGGAGAAGACGCTTCACAGATGGATGTTTATAATGCTTTGGTAAATGAATATCACTCAGATGGATTCGAGTTTGGGGATGGCTTTATCCCCAGCCGTAATGCTTTTGATAAGGGATTCAATCTTTGGGTACGGGGTTATGATAAAGAGGGATATGAGGATGCTTATAATGAGTATCAATCTCTTATTGAAAAATTTGGACTTGGTGGAGAAAACGACAGATACAATGAACTTTCAGGTGAAGTTGAAGCACGTAATGTACAATCCCGTATGAATATGACACCTGAGGAACGCCGCAATACTCTTGCTTCGGAAACGGAAGATGTAGCACGAGAAGACCAGATATTTATAAACGACGCTTTGGAGGCTTATGCTTCTGTGTCTGCTCCCATGAATACAGCAGTGAATGAACTTTCTGAATCTCTTCATACACCTATAGAAAAAATCACTTCCGAAGACCAGCTTCCACAAGGCGAGGCGCGCAGACGTATCGAATCGGGAGCCAACATCAAAGGATGGTACTCACCAAAGGAGAACAAGGTATATCTATATATGCCAAATACAACATCCGTGGAGGACGCACAGGCGACTATATTCCATGAGGTGGTGGCACATAAGGGATTGCGTGAGCTGTTCGGAAAGGACTTCGATACCTTCCTTGACAATGTATACAACAATGCCGCACCATCAATCAGACAGACCATCAACCGGATGGCGGAAAATGAGAACATATCCATCCGTACAGCAACAGAGGAATATATGGCAGACCTGTCCGAACGCGGACCGGCTACCTTTGCGGAGCAGTCCTTATGGACACGAATCAAAACCTTCTTTATAGACATGCTCCGTAAAGCGAAAGTGAATCTGGGATTTGAACTGACGGACAATGAGCTGAGATACATCCTTTATGAAAGCCACAACAGACTGAAACAGTCAAACTATCCTGTTGATGTGGCAAAGGAAACCGTCATGCGTTCAAAACTGGGAATTGGTGAGTTCTCAGGCAGTTCACGTACCATCCCGTCTGTTCCTCAGGGAGAGACCTTGTTCCGTATTACAGGAAAGGAAGAAAAGAAGGAGATTATTAAAAATCTGAAAGAAGAGATACGGGAATTGAAAAAGCAATTGGATCAGGCACGAAAAGGAAATAAAGAGGAATACGAGACTGCGTCAAGAGCCATGCTTTCCTTTATAGATCAAAGACTGACCAAGGAGGCGGGAGAAGAAATGGGGCCACATATGATAAAGTCACTGATTGCCCAAGTAAACAAGGCCGCATCAACAAATAAACTCAAGGAACCACTAAATCTTGTTGAAAAGTTGATAAACTATGCCCAATATGACAGTTCGGTGAAAAGGATGCAAAAAATGATAAAAACGAAGCTTTCCGGGCAGGATACAAGAGGCGTATCAAAAGGGATAGTTGTTGATGAGGCTACTAGACGTGTGTTTGACAGTATACGATCCGCTTACAAAGACCTGTTGCTAACAAGCGCTGACAGTGAACTCCGTGCCGTAAGAAGCGAAATTGTAAAACTGGGAAAACTCATAAAATCTGAGACATCCCCTGAAAGCATCACCATACTTACCGGTCAGCAGAATGAAATGAAAAGCCGAAGGGATAATCTATTAAAAGAAAGAGCCGAACTGCTGAAAACTAAAGAACTTGAATCCGTTGAAGAGATACGGAAGCGCCGGGAAGAGCTAGAGAATGCCATGGATGAAGCGGCGGAAGGAACAGGTGTGTTCACACAGACTATGGCCGATGAGTATGATTCTCTTTCCATACGCGAACTATTGGCCGAATCCAGAAAAATGAAACGAGATCTGGACAAACTGGAGGGCGATCTTGTGACCACCAGAAGAGTCGCCTACAACAACAAAGGTGAAGCACGAAAGTTTTATCTGCAGGAGGCTGAGAAAATAGCTGCACAAATACCCGTAGCGCAGGAAGAGTTAATAAGGATGACCGATAATGTGTACAATGAACTGAAAGCACTTGTTGATACCGGGAAAAGCCGCCTTGCCATGCTGAACAAGGAAAAAGCCGCGCACCGGGGAAGAATTGTCAGCATGGGAATAAATGCCGTAAAAGATAAAAGAATAAAAGGCATAAACGAGAAAGAAACAAATATGGAAAAAACTGTGTCCATATTGCAAAGCATCGGTGACTTTATCGCCTATCCCATGTATAGTTTCGATTATCTGCTGAAAGCCATAGACAGGAACCACGCCATAGGAAAAGGTCCCTTATACGATTATTTCATGAAAAGCAGTCATGGAGTGGTGGAAGCCAATGATAGGATATATTTGGGGGTAAAGGCTTACAACAAAGAACTGGAAGAAAAAATAAAGGAGCTGTTCGGAAAATCAATGGAAAATGTATTCAGGGATTCTCAAAAATCAGAAAAAAGGATTCACAAACAATATATGTACGACAGCAATTACCATAAGGAGGGCGACCTGTATGAGGCAAACCTAAACAAAGGGCAAGCGTTCTATGTATGGCTCACATGGAGACAGCCGGACGGAAAGATGAAGCTAGAGGCGGACGGATGGACGGAAGACAGCATGACCGAGATAGAGTTCTTTATAGGCGATAAATACATGAAACTCGGAGAATGGATCACGGACGACTTCTTTCCAAGGCTACGAGAAGAAAGGTACAATCCGGTCCATGTAAGAATGACGGGAACCAGCATGGCTTCACGGGAGAATTATTTCCCTATGGTCATAGCCAAATCCGAAATCCGTGAAAAGGGAGAGCTAGGAGAAACAATCATCGGTATGCCAAGCACAATAACCGGAAACATAATCAACCGTACGATAAATACTCTGAAGGTGGACACTAGCAGAAACGCTTTTGATCTGATGCTAAAATACGGAAGGGATATGGAAACTTGGGCGGCAACGGCTGAGCTGCGCCAGGATCTTAATTTCCTGCGGGGAAGCAAGGCTTTCAAGAACTATATGGAGGCAAACCATAAAGGAATGTTTGATATCTTCATGAGAGCGGCGGAGGTTGCCGTACGAAGTTTCAATGACAAGCAGAAACAAGATTCGCTCAATAACGGACTAAACAAGATATTAAGGTATTGGGCAGGTTCCAATATAGCATTCAGACTCAACACCGCAATGAAGCAGGTGCTCTCCTATCCGGCATTCTCCGCATACAGCGGAAAGCCGGGATATCAGGCTGATTTGTTCAAATACATATTCACCCCGGCAGGAAACATGAAATGGGCGAAGGAGCATCTTCCTTCTTTTGAAGAACGGGTTGATACGGGAAATATGGGAATCGAAGCATTAAAGGATGAAAATGCATTCAAAAACAAGCTGGAGAAACTTACCAATGCAGGCATGTATCCCAACAAGCTTATTGATGCGCTGACATGTGCGGCCGGAGCGAGAGCCGTTTACAATTTTGAATATGAGCGTGCGCAAAAAAGAGGTCTGGGCAATGAGGAAGCCGCCAATTTAGCCAAATACAACGCTGAAATAGCATTCAATGAAAGCCAGCAGAGTTCCAGCCCGGAAATGATGTCCCCTATGCAGGCAAGCGGCAATGTGTTCTACAAGGCGCTGACCACTTACCAAAGCAGCAACATAGGATACCAGCGGATGGGTATTGAGGGGCTTCTTGAAATGGCACGAGCAAAAAGGATATACAATCTGAACATTGAATCCGGAATGAATAAAGACGAAGCCCAAAGAACAATGATGGGCAGCTATCTTACCGGGCTGAGGAAAGCCACCTTCGGACTATTTGTAATGGGAGGCTTGTGGGCGGCAGGAGGATACGGTATTGCAGGAATCACAGCACCACTCATATCCAATATCTACGCCATGTTCGGATACGGGGACGGGGATGAGGATTTATGGTTCACTGATGAACAATTGAAAAGCATATTTTTATCTGCTGCTTTAAGTTCCTTGGGAGGAACTTCCATTGGACAGTTTGTCAACGCCATATCACAAGGGAACAAATATGATCCTCTCTCATTCATTACAGAGATGTCAAATCTGATAAGCGAGGCGGTAAAAGACGGATTCAACCTGAATGTACAAAGGGAGCTGGCCGCCAAATTAGGGAAATTTGCCGGATTAAATGTAGAGACACTGGAAAACATTTATCTGGGAGCCGAATCCGCCATAAGGGAAGGACGCCCCGACCTTGTAGATTTTATGTTCCTAATCAACCTTCCCAAATCCCAACGAAAGGAAATGGCCGAGAAACTATACAAGGATATGGGACCTTATGAATATCTGAACAAGATGTATGAGGCTGGAAAACTGTTTAATGACTACAGAAAGAAACTGCCCTATTCAGACGGAACATCTAAAAGGAAAGACTCTGAAATAAAAAAGAAATACATCATCAACAACCTCAATGAAAAAGAGAAGGAAACTTTGAAAAATGAAAAAGAGTTCCTAAAACTCAAAAGAAAACATGACGAAGCCAAAGATAAAAAAGAATGGTTGGAAGAACATCCGGAATACCCAGATATGGAAAAAAAATACAAGAAACAGACTATCACTAAAAAAGTGAGAAAAGAAGTTGAAAAGGTGTATAGACAATAAAACGATAACATTAAAGGGTTACCAATAATGATAACCCTTTAATGTTTATTTATTTCTCCTGCCGTTCCGGCATTCTAGCAAAATTTATTGGTAAACAACACATTATACATATCATTAGACTCGCAAGGCTCCGAGATAAGCAAATCCTCATCCGGGAACATGGCAAAGAAATCATTCCACATATCGGACTCCCATCTTATGTATTCATCATCTCTTCTTCTAATATTTTCCGGGGATATCTCAATTATATGAAAATCAGTCATGCTGTCAAAAGCATATTTGATGAAAATACCCTTGAACATATCATCAAGCTTCTTTAATCTTTCAATGATAAAATCTGTTACCGCATCCATAATCATAGGCTCTCTAACCATTTTTTTCCGGATTTTGTGTATAGCCATATAAGAAAGACTGCTCCAATAACAGTTCCTGTTATATAGGTCATAGCAAGCATATCCATATAAACCTCCTGTCTTATTATAGATTTGCGAGCCATTTCTTTCCAGACTTGGTGTGTGACCAAATAACCAATGCGGAACCTATGACGCTAGTTATTAAAAAAATCGTTGTCAATGCATCCATATTATTTCTTATTTTAAAATTCTATTTGCAAAATTTGCCAATATATAGGTAGAGAAAATACCCAATATGATTGTAACCCAATTCATCTTGTTTGGTTCATTGGTAAATAAGGGAGTTATACCACCTAAAACCAAAGCGGCAAATACCAACTTGGACAAATCGAAGAAATATCCGGCCAGTCTTTCACGTCTGGTTTTATCCTTTTCCTTCACTTCCTTCTTTTCTTCCTGTTGCTTGATGAAATTTCCCATTCTGCATACTTTTTATGCAAAGCTATAAAAAAAGTTGGCAATCACAATGTAAACGCCAACTTTTATAACTGATTTTATCACTTTCCTCCTTTACTCAAAGCCATGGGAGCATGACATCCTCCCCGCTCCCACTCCTTGGCAAGCATCTCACGCAATATCCTGTTCTCCTCCAGCACCATAAGAACCAGTTTCTTCATTTCACCAAGATCTTATTGTTTATAATGAATCTTATTATTTCAACATACCTTCATCTTACCAAGAATCCAATGATATAAACAAGCCACAACATACGAAAGAATAAATGAAATGACAGCTATTACTACCATACTAAAAGTTTCCAACTTATACAAATAATAAAAAGTACAACTAAAGACCAGTATATGCACCAAGTACCATTCATAAGAAATCTTATTAGTAAACATAAATAAGCCATTAATAGGTTTTATATGTAATTTATATATAATCAACAACGCAAACAAATATCCAATCATAGAAGGAATATCATTATATAATTTCCAAATGCCTCCTTTTATTCCAGCAAATCCTGTAAGAGCAACACATATTATACAGACAGGTACTAATATATTAAAATTCAACGAATTGACTATTTTAGCATTAAGTTTATAGCATTTAGCTAAATACATACCTAAAACAAATTCCCAAAGATATTGTAAAAAGAAACTATTCCATACACGCACATCGCTTTTCCCAAGCATCGCTACAATAGTAGTCCATAACAGACTTATCAGCAAAGCATAAATCACCCCCGTAGATTTATTAAATAGTTTCAACAACAAAGGCCATAACAAATAAAACTGAATTATTGTTGAAACAAACCACATCTGCAATCCAAAAGAACTTTCCAAATCATTGAAAAACATTTTAAAAAGGAATACATGACTAAGTACTTGGAGAAGTTTATCCGATGAGGTATTATAAAAAGGAATCAGAGCACTTATCAATATAATTATTATGTACGGCAAATAAACTTTCAAAAAACGTCGTTTCAAAAATTGAATATAAGTAAGCGGTCTGTTTAAATATGATAAATAAAGTCCAAATCCACTACATAAGATGAATACATGTACTCCTGCCCCACCAAAAGATGAAGCAGCCATTAAGAACGGACTTATCGGAAAACTTTGCAACAAATGCATTAACACAATGGTAAAAATAGAGAATCCTCGCAAAAAATCAATAACTTCTAATCTTTGTAGCATAACAGTAATTTATTTAATTCAACTTTTCAATAGCTCGGGAGAGGCTAATCAAAACAATCACATTATTCAGATTCTTTATATATGGTATAACAAACATATATCCAGCTAGGGAAGTAATATTTCATCCCATAGAAAACAAGAAAAAGACTCATAGTTTTCATGTATCTTAAACATCTATCCATCCCACAGCATTTGTCGCAAAAAAGGAAACAGAAACAATGAAGCTATAACCAACCTTTTCATATACTTTATATTTTTTGCACAAAAATACGCATATAATTGTAATTTACAATGTAAATCTCAAGATTTTACATTACCGATTGTTTTTAATAAGATTGTTTTATATCTTTGTATACCTTTGTTATACCTGATTATTAATCATTATTGAACAGGAAGGGCGGCAATCTGGGAAAGACAGCCGCCCTTGTCACATATTGGATAAACATACACAAGACCAACCAGTGTGAAAACAAAAAAAAGACGGTCCGAAACTATATCGGAACCGTCCAAATCCTGATGCACATCGCTATGTGCGATGCAAAGATACAAAATTCCATGCAAATATTTTACATTCATGAACAAATCGCTATATTTGTCTCGTCTTTAAATTTTAACACTATGAAGCAATCAATATTACTTACATTCATAATCCTATTCTTAGGTTCATGTGTCAGCAAAAGCAAATATGAAGATTTAGAAATGGAGAATTACAACCTTAGAGAAGAAGTGGACAGACTAAAAAACAAGAATACTGACCTGAACTCTACGATTCTGAACATGTCCCTACAAATAGAAGAACTACAGGAAAGGATTGAAAACGATATTAAATATGCCTCACAGGCTAGAAACGCTATAGAATCCGCAGAATCATCTTTATTTTTAGGGTTTGATAGAATATTTTGGGAATCGGAACTTGACAATGCCAAATCTTGTATGTCTTATATAAAATATGGCTATTAATTTATATAATATGGGAACAATCGAAAGGACACGGGTAATACGCCCTTCTTCAAGAAAAGATAAATCCACCTATAAAGTCGATATTGAAAGACGACAAGAAAAAGACAGTCTTCACCTAACAGTTACTCACGAAAATGACTGCAATTTCAGAAAAGAATATTATTTTTCCGCAAATCAACTATTAGGAAAAAAGTCCATCCACTTCAAATGGAACGGAAATGATATTGTTTGGACCGATGGAATTGTACCGATTCGAATTGTTAAATAAAAAACGATATAGAAAGTTTCATTTTCATGGAATAATGGAACTAGCTTTTTCGTATATTTGCATTATCAATGCTTTCTTTATCGTCAGCAAAGAACCGGTTGACGTAAAACAAAACGGTAAACCTAATTGTTTAACTAATAAAAACATTCGAATATGAATGACAATAAAATTAAATGTTAGGTTGGGCGTGATAATGCCCAGCCTAACGCTATCAAAGAGGTAGGGCGGTTTGTGTTTGATACCCTAGATTTTCTTTTTGCTGTAGTTCCTGTAATATGGGTAATAATCGGGCTCTCCGGAGGCCAATTTCCTACGGAAGTTTAGTGGATTGGACTGATACCTGCTCTCCGGAGTATATGGAAGTACATTAAGGCATAAGCCAACTGGCGCAGAGGCAGACTGCGCCAGTTTTATATTAAAAAAACTTTTCCAGTTACTATACTGAACTACAAAGACTCCATCCATTTAATTGTCTTGTCTGCCAACAGCTGATAAGCAAGAGAATTGCAATGCCAACCGTCATACCTGTCAGATGATATGAGAGTCCATTTAGACGAGTCCCATTCCTCGGGAGAGTCAATATCTTGGTTGGCTTTGTAAGCTTTAGATTGATAAATAACCTTATCATCAGTTTTATAAGTTTTTTTATTACTATACTCCTCATATTCACTCCAAGTGTCGACTCCATATATAGCTCTTATGTCATAGGATGCCAAATTAATTCCACTATGTCTCCAGTCTAAATAAGGTATTCCCCACTTATCTAATACTTCTTTAAACTTTACGACCTTATCTCTCCAATATTCATAATTGCTAATGTCATAAGTTATGATGAAACCTATCTTCTTACCGGGGAATTGTGTTATTGCATATCTACAGATCGCCTCCAAACATCCTATTTGTGTATTCAATTGCAATTCTTCATCAAAACCCTCAGTAATTCTACCCATAGGAGCATAATTAGGCTTGCCTGAGTCATTTAAATTAACCCCATTTACTCCGCCTTGGAGAATAATATAATCACTATTTTTATCGACTTGAGTGAGTTGCCAATATATGCTATAAGCATTCCCCGTGTAAAATGGATATAATATAACAGATCCTCCTTTAGCCCAATTTGTACATTTCAAATTAGTTTTCTTAGATATATAGTATGTCAAACTCTTAACTGATTCTTTATTGTCCTGACCAATCATAATAGAATCACCACAAAATGCTGCACGTTTTCTACTAAGATGGCTTTTATTGGATAAAATTTGAGTAAACATTCCATTTTTAGAGACAGTCAATGGATACGCCACATAACTGCTAAATATAGCTTTGACAGCTCCTGAAGGAGCTTCTAACAGAACCGCTGATTTAGATTCGTCAAGCCCTTGAGCGGATTTTTCAATAACATTACCATCAGCATCGGTAAAAGCCCATAATCTATATGAATTACCTCCATACCCTCTTACCGCATAAATCGCACCTTCTTCAGTATTATCTATTATTTGATTTACCGCATAATTAGGCGATGTTTCAACCAAGACAGATCCACTTGTATCATACCTCCCCGGATACGTTTCGTGAATAATATTACTGATATCAGATAAATCATTATCCATTGTTTTTAAAGCTCGTATCGATACGTTGTTTTTAGATACAGTTAATGGATATGATGTATAACTACTAAAAATTGCTTTAACCGTACCAGATGGTGCTTCGACAATTATTGCTGAATTACTTGAATCGTGTTCCTCTATAAGATCTTTTTCTATAATAATATTTTTTTTATTTACAAAGGCATACAACCGATAATTTTTACCGCCATATCCCTTTACACTATAAACACATCCTGGATAAGCATTTGTATCAATGATTTGTTTAACTTCAGGCGTAAAAGATTCTATAATTGCATCCCCATTAGTCTTATACTTCGCATCAACACTCTCATTCGAGTCATAAAATTGGGGCGTAAAATGTTCCGCTTCATGGTCTAGTTTATAAGTGATACCAAGCAATGGCTCAACTTTTTCAAGTCTTTCATTAATATCATTTATCTGACCATTTTTATATATTGCAAATTTATCTTTATATGAAATATAACAACTGAATATAGCTTTAACAGTTCCTTTAGGTGCAATACAATATTCGCCTGAATCTGTAAGATCAATATCTGTACTTTTAGATTTAGTTAGTATATTACCATCAGCATCGGTAAAAGCCCATAATCTATAATTCTGTGATGCATAGCCTAAACATAGATACCTGTCTCCCTCGTGAGAATTGATATCTACCATCTGTAGAATATTAGCATTATGATTATTTTCCACTTTGTCACCACCTGTGTTATATTCTCCCTGTATTATTCCTGTAACATTTTTTAAAATTTTATCTTGTAGAGCTAACTCGGAAATTTTCTCACTTACAGCCTTCTGTGACATGACTTCAGTTTCGCTATTCCCCAGTTCCTGCACCACACCGGCATTGATGGACTGGAACGGACCGTGATCCACCCATCCGCCGGCATTATAAATATTCAGGTGGTAGATGGGCTTGGTATGTTCGGCATCATCGTCCGCATAGGTAGGTCCCACCATAATCATATCACCCTGCTTAGGATTAGGATATTGTGATTTATCTGTTACATAGGCTTTAATAGACAAACTGTTTGTAACTTCTCCGCTAAGATCTGACCATGTTTTGTTATCCCGCGATATCTGGAATTTGTTATCCTGAAAACGGAAATAAGCTGCAATGTAATCCGAGCACACCTCCCATGTCTCGTTATCATAGGAGAAGTGAAGCTTGTTATCTATCGTTTTGAGCCACGGGGTAAGTCCGTTATCCCCTTTGGGCCCCAAAGCAGCTATGCCGGTATCCTCACCGTTAATCACCCATGTGCCTTTTACCGATACGGAAATATCTCCAGAGAGTGTTAGTTCGTCCACACGTACCCAGTTGACATCAAGCCCCCAGTGAAAGTTGTCCCTCTGTGCATCATTCACACATTTCTCGGTTATGGCATTCCCCTGCATATCCACGTATGATATGATGATCCCCTTACGCCTCATTTCTTTCGGAACAATATTTCTCGTACGTCCCGCTGTACCCTGATACTGCACATAAATATTGTTATACTGTGCCAGTATCGCTTCCAACGACGCGCCGGTTCTTCCGTCATGTACCGCCTGTATCACTGTACGAGGATAGAAAGGGAATCTTCTTCCCAACATTTCATCAAGCTTGTCCATCTGCCTGATACTTGCATACTTGCTGTTGCAGCAAGAATCTTGTATGTTGTTATCTTCCATGATGTTTTTTAAAAAAGTTATAGAATTAACATTTATTCCAGACCATCCCCAGTCAACGGAGAAAATCCTTCTGCCAGACATCTTCTCTTTAAGGCATCACGATATGATTTCATTGCCGACAGTTGCCAACGCTGAAGTATTTGTTTATGCACTTCCATTTTAGAAAACACTGGAGATTCATTGATGAATTTCTCCAACTTTTCCACCCGGTCATTAAGTTGCTTATACTCTTCTAGCATTCTTATTTGATATCCTTGTAACATGGCTTTTATTTTAATTATCGTTATTATACTGTCGCCCCAGTAGCGTCAACCCACTCATTATTACCTTTATAATATATAGGTTTCGACAATGTACTATCAAAATATTGAAATCCTACTAAAACATTAGTAGGTCTATTAGAAGTAATTCCTGAATCAAACCAAGTCCCTGATAAAACAATTCTATCAACATTTAGATTTATGACTTTAGTTTTATTTCCAATTATAGTTCCATTTCCAATAGTACCTCCAATAAAATTAAGCACGCTATTATCAGGAACAGTAAGAGTTTTTCCTTCCAAATCTATATATCTGATAATATTATATATAGTATTACTTTTAATAAAATCATTTAATTTACTTGCGAAAACAACCTTTGTCACTAAAGTTCCGTCAGGATTTAACCAATCAGACTTAGACCAAGTTAATATATTTCCAAACGTATCATAGGTTTTTATCCCAATTAAAGTATCAGGCAAAGTAAGTATATCCGAGGTAATAAATTCAGCATCAACAGCCTCTACCGGATATGGATCTGTATTTTTAGGGAACCACTCATAAGTGTTAAGAGTAGCCCATTTGGTATCTCTCACTATCAATTTGCCATATTTTGAAGAAACTTTAATCCAAATGTCTAATGTATAAGAAACAGGGTCAAATATCCATCTTATATTTAAAAAAGAATCATTGCCAGTATCGTATCTATCAGATAGTATATACAATTTATTATCTACATATAGCAAAGAATATTCGGTTAATATCCTATATGTCGAATATAAAAAACGAAAACCGCTTGTCGGAACTTTAGTTATCTTAATGTATTCATAAGATTCCGGAGAATCAGAAATTGCATTATTAAACCTTATAATCCCCAAATTAATATCATAAGTATTATCTGCAACTTTCCCATAAATTCCCTTCTTATCCTTACAAAAATCTTTACTCAAATCCGTCGGAATAATATTAGTTTCATAACTGCTTCCATAACCTGTATTATTTTTATATATTTCAATTATAGGGTAATCAATTGCCAAGTTTATAGCGGATTTACTTGTATTTGCTAATTCCCATCTTAATTTACACTGTGAATCCTTCGGATCCGGTATTATATCGTATAAATATTTAATAGATTCTATTGATACTAACCCGTTTTGGAACATATCGGTTTTCAGAGTATAATCTATGTTGTCAACATTTACTATTAATTTATATCTTCCAACTTCATACAAGGGCGTATCTACGACTGCTAATGACGGATTAACTATAAAAGTTAAATACTGATGTATAACAGTATATTGTGTGATAAAAGTTGTAACATCCAAATCAAAAGAAACCGCTTTACCAGCACCAACTGTAACATACATTCTTTCTCCCCTAGATACATTTTCTGAATGAATGTTGTTTTTAACAAAATCCTCAGGAAGATTATGGCATTTAGTTATATTCGCTCCATTAAATATTATATTATTAAAAGCTGAAAAATTGCTTAACACATAAGGAGTATCTTCTCCTGGTTCATCATGCGTATTTATATTTATATAATTACCTTTAACAGCATAAGCTGGGCTTCCTACAGAATATAGATAATGAGATACATAACTATTTAAAAAGCCTGTGGTTGAAGTAAATATTAATATACTATTACTACACTTCAAAACGGCATTAGCACATAATATTGAGGATTGTTTATCTCTTTGATACCCATTAGCATTCAGAACAGCTTGAATATAATTATCATGTCCTCCCACATAAATACCATTTGCACAATTTTGTTGAATATCCAAGCCTGTTACATTGCAATAACTGCCACTTACATAAACTGCGTATTTACTTCTAGGAGTAACAGCATCATATTTATATCTCCAGGCTTTATTGGCAACAAAAACTTTACAATTAGACATTCTTGAATTTTGAGATAAATAAATACCTCCTTGTTGACAACTCCCAACCGTACTATTATGAATAGAATTATCAGTTCCTTCCATAAAAAAAGCATAGTCACCGCATGCGTAATATGAGATAGAATCTATTATTCTACATTCTCTATAAGTCCTTTCAATACTTACAGCTCTATACCCATGCTCAAAATGGCAGTTTTCTACATATATTTTAGCGTCCCACTCATCCGTATCCCCATTGACACTTTGCCTAAAACCTATACCATTATAGTAATCCCCCAATATAAAAGAAAGCCCTCTAAATAGAACTTTCACAGCTTTTTCAGAGTAAAAAATATAAGGAAGGGTATTCGCATTTGGTAAATCATTTACATCAAACTCCTTAGTAGTTGGAGATTTTATGATAGTTTTACCTTTTTCTCCAAACAAAGTAATATTACTTCTTACCTGAATCGTATTACCTATAAAATAAATTCCATTGTTTAATTTAACAATATCAAAATTATTAATGGTATCCTGTATAGATTCAGTACAATCATGTACTCCATCTGGAAGTGCCCCAAACCACTCAGGACAAGCTGCCGCCACATCCCAGCTACCATTTATTGTTATAGCACCAAATATCTTTTCCAGTCCTGCTTCAATTTTGGTATTGTCGCCAACGACAGTACCATTACTAAATCCCCCTCCTTGAAAATCTAAAGTGCATTTTGACGGAATAGTGATAGTTTTCCCCTCCAAATCATAATCATACTGTATGACATAAATCGTATCAGACCAACATATCATGGACTGGGTCAGAATATTTCGCCCTGCCACAAGATTCTTGCGCAGATAACATCTTCCCTTCCCTGAGTAATTATTCGGATCATACCTTTTATTAGCCAGTTTCAGTTGACCGTGAACCGATGTAATATCCTCATCATCCGCAAAATTGGTTATGCTCTTGTTACCGATAAGCTGTTTGGTGGATTCACTAAGCATCTCGGGCGTTATCATCCCGTCCATCACGGTAGGAGGATTATCAATGAACATATCATTGAATGTATCCTCAATGTGACGTCTGACAGCTTTGCGTGTAAGATAAGTGTCCGGTATACGGTTGCCGTTCTCATCCGCTATGGCCCTATCAGCCACCATCTCCGGTGCTTCCATCTTCTGAATGAATACCTCTTCAGCATGAATCTCATTACGCTCCGCCTCTAAATCAATCTTCCACCAGCTTTTCTTGTCTTTCCAAAGCGAAGCAGAATTTCCCTTAAAATACCATGTTTCAGCCTGATTGGTGTAAGCAGAAACAAACGTGACCTTCATGCCGGGTATTCTGTATTCCTCCGGTACAAGCGCTATGGCATCTTCAAAAGTAAACACATTGCTCTTCTTTACAACAAAAGGGGCCTCGGACGTGCTTCGTTGTGCTACAAATGACGTTTTTGTGTACCCCGGCATGTTGACACGATCACAGGGTCTGTATTTCTTCCCTTCAACATAATCAGGAAATGCACTGAAATATCTCTGTTCCTTCCAATCATGTGAGAATATCCGGGTATCTTGGGTATGATTACGGCTTACATTATATTCAGTCAGCAGATTATAATCGAAGATGCTCACCTTATCGACTGTGAGATCATAAGTTCCCAGAACACCGCTCAAATCATTCCATCCGGCCCGATATCCTTTAGGAACAAATCCTTCAACATAGTAGAAGTACGGCTTTGTTTTCTTCACACTGCCGACAAGTGCCCATGACGGTTGTTCCATCTTGTCCGGCAACGCTTCAGAAGTTGCCACATGACCTATATAATTGACATCGTTCAACGTTTCCATTTTAGGGACTTCGGCTCTGTCCGCCTTATAAGGAATAAGCCCCAGCAATGCATTAATCTGATCAGGCGTATAATGAATATTTTCATGATATTCATTCGGATGAGGATCACATGCATGATGAGGATGAAAGCAAGAATCAAATCTTTCCATATAAATATATTTTTTATTATTCAAAGATAAGCAAGAGCTTCACAATGAAATGTATATAATAAAAGGGACTCAGACTTTCACAAGCCCGAGTCCCTAAAACCTTAAACTAATACCTATGTGCTATTTTATTTGAGCGCAAAGTTATCTTCTTCCATAATGACTTTAAATTCCAGCAACGAGAAATAACACGAATCCTGTCACTAACCAGTAGACGATGATAATAATTCTGCCATTCTATCATTTTCTCCTTTCTTTCCTCGTCCTGACAGGAAGGTAAGCCGTTCTTGCTTTTCGTGTAATAAAAGCACATCTCTTTCAACTGCCCTCGGTTCATTCGCATACGGAACCTTCCCCGATGAAGAAGATATTTATAACTGTCCCACCTGTCCTTATAATAATCATAAGTGATAGAGATGAGCTTCTGTTGTGCAGGATCCCATATGACAAAATAACGCCTTCCGTCCTGTTTATTCTTTTCCTCAGCCTCTTCTATCGCCTTTTTCAATAACAAGCTGGACTTCCACAGACTTGCGATCCTGCGTTTCTGCACAAGGCTTTTTACCGCCTTCAAAAACAACTTAATTTTTCCCATAATGTTACTAATTTTTATATAATATAGCCTCCGCACCCGTCGCCGACCTGTTGAGGCGTTTCATGTTATTCATTTTCTCTTCCATAGTGGGCAACACCCTCACCGGATATCTGTCCCATTCAAAACGGCTCACGTATAATCCTATTGCCCTGCTCATTACCCGATCATCATGCTTCCCCGCAAGCGCGCCGTATTTGCCGTTCGGATATTTCATGTACCATCCCAATTCCTTTATCATTCCGGTTTCACGCTCTATCCACAGTTTGTCACGCACACACTGTTCCATATACTTAATAATGGCCACTTTTGTATTACGGTTGGTATTAAACCCCCATCTGGTTTCTTTCTGGCTCCTTTTTTCCAATTCGCTCCGATTATGCGCATATACATTATCATAAAGAGGGATAAGAATGGGAAAGAACAATTCGCTGACGTTGTCTGTGTCTACATCATTAAGCTTACTGTAAGCCGTGTTGTTCTCGACAATGAGCAGAGCATTGTTATAGAATGACGCAATCTGCGCACATTTGATCGCAAGCAGGTCCGGATCTGTATGCCCGTACCATTCCGCCACCACACGCGGTCCAGCGTCCTCATTGAGCACTCCGCTATCGGCCATCATATCCGCGCGGTCCAGCACAGTAATCACAGAGTAATCACTCGTCCTATATTTCCCCCCGATATCAACTGACACAAAGTAGCGGTTTTCCAACCTCCATGTCTTGTCTGGCATCTCCCATATTTTCAATTCCCCTCCTTTACGCCTGAACAGTTTCAGCCCTTCGACAGCCTGTTCACCTTTCGGGGATTTTCCGGAAATATCCCCCTGGAATACCGGCTCACGGCAGAACCTTCTGAGTTGTTCTACCTTGTAAATGTCAAATACAAGCTGCCCGGAATACTTGAATGCCTCCACCGGATCGGACGGATACTCCTGCTGCATGTCCTGTATGTCCGCATATTCCTTCATCTTCTGCCTGTACCAGTAGATGCCTTGCAATGTCGCTCCAATAGTCCACAGCCAGTACATATAGTCCCAGTTTCCGGACTTATCGTTACGCCTTTCTATCAGGGTACAGGCCCATTCCAGCATATCTTCCGGATCGAGACGGTATTCCTCTATCTCCCACCATGCGACAAACAACGGCTCGAATGCGGACAGTCTCTCCCCATGATCATCCGTTCCATTGGCACGATCCCATTCATCCTTGTAGAAATTCTGCCCGTTCGGCGTGCTTTCATACACAATCATCGTATACGGTTTGTACAGGATTCCCGAACAGGATGATTTCACCTGTTTTTGCGGATCCATCTTTTCCGTCTGAGGCCAAAACGCCACCTCCGTACAATGCGCCATGGCCGAATCACCACCACGGGCGCCCTCCGGATTCATCGCGGTTGCCGTCTTGATTTTGCAGTTTCGGGAAGGTATAAGACTTATGTTAGAAGTTCCCCCTCCCTTGATCTTCGGAAGAGAGCCGTCAAACTCTATCCCCTCTTCATAAAAAAGGAATTCAGGAAGCTGGGTTATGAGCTTGACATACATATCCTTCACTTCAGCTGCGCTATCCCCCTGATGTCCAACAATAATGCTGTTCCAACTCTTCACATGCATTATCTGTATCCATGACATGTATATCTGTGTACATGTGGATCCTCCCCACTGACGGGCTTTCAGCAATATGACACGGATAGGTTTGCCGGCACGGCGCATTCTTTCAAATGTCTCAGCCAGCTTTACCTGCGCCGGACGTAGAAGAAAAGGCACATCCTCCCCTCCTTCCTTGTTTTTGATACGTGCATACGCATAACAATAGAAATAAAAGTCGTATTTGGCCCAGTAACGGAGAAACTCCTGAATGACAGTATTACGAAGGTCCTCATTATATTCCCCGTATGTCTGCCAGCAGAACTCCTCTATACTTCCGGCAAGATTCAATTTATAGATAAAACCGGTGGAGAACATCTCGACAGGAAGGAAAACAGATGAATTTACAAAATCATCCAGACATATCCTCTTCCGTTTTCCGGGAGCGTTCTCCCCTGTCAACGGGTTGTAGGACTTGAACAGTTCCGCTTCCCGCTCACGGTTCCTGCGGATCATCTCCTCCGCATTCCTTATGACAACAGCTGAGAAAAGAGTTTCTATATGGTTTATTTTAATGTTCTTTGCCATCCAACCTCCAGTTTACGCAATATCCATCCGGCCGCCAGCATAGCCGCATGATATCCACCCGCAATATGCGGCAGAAAGAAACCGAGAGCGGTTATGGCAAACAGCCTGTTACGCCTTCCCCCATCCATGGAGGACAGGCACAAGCCCGTATAATAGTAGATAATGACACTCCATCCGATCACAGGACTGCCGGAAGGAATGAAAAATGATATTCCGACAGCGAACATCCATGCGACCAGCGTCCGTGCAGGGGTTATCACCTTCCATAGAAAAGCCCATGCCATCCCGTTCAAAAGATAATGAAGCCATCCGGCATGTCCGAACATATAAAGCCAGTGACTTCCTGACAGGAATTCATGATACGGCAACAACACGGTCATGCACAAGTAAAGCCCCATGGAATATCTCATTTTCATAGCGATATACCTATTTCATCCCAGCTTTCCATAAAATATGCTGTATACGGTCAGGACTTATCCCAAATGAATCAGAAGGTCTCTCTATCGCAAGTCTTACGATAAGACGGAGATTTGCCTCCGATTTTTTTTTCATGATATCAAGGCAACAGCGGATCAGGCTGGAATACATTTCATATTTATACAGACTGCAATCAGGTATATTACCTTCAGTCAGATATCTGTATAAGATCACGTAAGCCCGGTCCTCACTGACATAATGCTGCTTCGCCTTCATACCCGCAATTTCCTTGCATATATCCTTGTAGTAAGAGAATGTACACGTCTTTTTCAATTCAATGAATGTACGTACAATCTCCTTGTTCCTTATTAATTGTATTTCGCTGATATTTCCCTTGTGCTTCATGTGACCTCCTGTTTAAATGATAGCGAATGTACTTCCAGTAGATTGCATTATATCAATCCGGCTTGAACTAATACTACTAAATTTGTCAGTATAAGACAACAATGACATATCATGGAAGAAAAAAAAGAAAGAAAATCATGGAGAGATATTGTTTCATCCAGAAATCCGGACCTCGACCTTGAGGACGACCTCGCTGTCGGCGAATTCCTTGATGACTCTTTCAAACGTTATGACGATAGTGAATCACAGAGAGAGAACCTCAACAAAGTTCTTGCAGAAGACTCAAGAGCCGCCGGCATCCTGACCGGTCTGGCAAGCGGCATGGATGAGAACGGTGAACCGTTCTCTCTTGTGGAATATCTGATAACCAATTACGGGGATGATATCAGGGAAGCTGCAACAACGGAAGAGGCCATCAAAAAAGCAAAAGAGAAAGAAGCTGCCCGGATAAAGGAGGCGGCCGATGAGGAAAAAAGAAAAAGAGATGCGGAAGAGAAGCTGCGCAAAACAGATGAGGCACTGACAGAAGCTGTGCGGCAGGTCAATGTTGATGAGGCGAATGTAGTTTCCATGTTGGAATGGCTGTACGGAACACAGGATACAGACGGTATCATTCATAAAATTATCCGGCACGAACTGGATGCGGAAGACTGGAAAAGAATCATCCATGCCTTCAATATGGACATGGAAATAGAAGCCGCCCGAGAGGAAGGACGTAAACAGGGGCGTACCGCACGTCCGGGAGCTATACACAGGAATCTTGCGGAAAAAGCTCCGACGGACCTTGGAGGAGGCGGGAACGGAAGAGGTGAGGAAAAAGTGGAGGATCCTACCCTACAACGTTATAAAGACATGAAGAGACGTATTTAATCGTCTATCGCTTTCAGGCTCATATCACAACTTTTATTTATAAATTTAAAAACAAATCGAGAACAATGAAAAAGTTAAAATCAACATTCAAATTTTTCTTTTCCGTATTGCTCATGTTCCTTGCCGGAGCGACCGGGGGAGGTTATGCATGTGCCGCCGATGTTTCGGACGGAGGCTCAGTCCAGGATCTAGGGGATGGCGGAAAGGTAGTAGGCGGGGAAAGTTCCGTAACAAAGAACGAGAAAATCATGGACGCGGAATGGTACGTGAAGCAGATCGACAAGACAATTGTCGAGATGAAGTTTACCGGCACGCCTATTGATCAGATTCTGCGCCATGGGGCGACAAACAAATCGGACAGCATCGTAATCAAGTACTACAGTGTCGGACAGCGTCCGCTACGGGCTACCCTTGCCAAGCAGCTTGAAGCCATGACTACCGAGACTCCGAAAGCGATAGAACTGGAGGATAATAACATTGTGGGCGCAATGGATACGCTTCTTGTCCTGAACGCTGACGGAACGTTTGTTTCCGGTTACAAATCCGGTACCGATGAAGTGGATCCTGAACACCCATTGATGCTGCGCGTGCACGCAATCAACAGTGAGACCAACCTTCCGCTTGTCTATGCCGTAAACGGAAAACAATCAAACAATAAGAATCCTTATCTTATTCCGACCCTTGCAAAGGGTACCGTCCTTCTAAGAATGGGGCGCGCGGCCGCTGAAAAGGATGTGTCTACAGGAAGGTATTACCAGCTTCCATCACCGGACGAACAATATTGCCAGCGTTTTATCATGCAGGTAGAGCAGACTATCTATGACCGGTTGAGTAAGACCGAGGTGGAATGGTCATTCACACGTGTGGAACGGATGGCAATGGAAGACATGCGTATCGGTATGGAAGCCTCCGGACTGTTCGGAATCAAGAGCAAACATGCAGTGAACGGACAAGGCAATGTATATACTTGTGAAGGTATCTGGTACCGCGCCGGAAAAGACCTTGAAATCGGACATTGGGAAAAAGTGCTTGACTCTGCCGGAAATCCTGTGGTGGAAGAAGGAAAATATGTGCAGCAATATGTAATCTCGGAGGATGAGCTTGTAGACCTTGTAGGACGCATCATTGAAGGTGCCGGTAACGGAAGCCGCACAAAACTTGTATTTGTTGACAATACCATCTATGCGGCATTATGCAAGATCAAGACCAACAACCGCACACGTATCTTCGAGCCGGAACGTGACTACAACAAATGGAGACTTGACTTCCAGTCATTCGAAAGCATGGGAACAAAACTTCTGTTTTACCGCCATGACCTGTTCAACGCCTGGGGATTCAACGGAAGAGGTTTCTCTCTTGATCCTGAATATCTTGACAAATGGGTATTCCAGAACTGGGAGCGCAGCACATACAATCTGAAAGAACTGTTCATAAGTAACAGTGACGCTGTTGTCATGCAGGAGTTCTCCTGCTGGACACTTGGATTCCCAGATGCCCACGCGCGTCTGTCCATTCCGGAATATGTTGAGATTCCGGTTCCTGAATCCCAGACTGTATAATAGAACCTTAATCATCATCAGAGGTGGAGAAATCCACCTCATCATTATTAATAATGTATGAAGAAACTTTATAAATTCGTTGCGAGCTCCTCACTATCATTTGCAGTCATTCACTGCGGACGGATGATGTACGTCAACTTCTCCGCTTTTTTCCGTGGCAAATCAACCTATCATACAACGGATAGAGAACTGGCTGAGAAAATCAGGGCGCACAAATGGTATCGGGAAGGACGCATTACCGAAACAATAGAAGAAGATGAAGATGTAATACATGACGAAAATGACGTAAATTCCGTATTACAGGAAACAGAGGTAAAACAAAGATACAGTATCCTTGGAAAGCGGATGTGCACCTATATTCCTCCGGCATCTTCTAAGCAGGAAGAAAAAGAATCCGAAAGCGCAGAACCGACCAAAGAAAAAGGCATTCAAGAAGACAGAGACATACAAGAGGATATTGAAAATGTGACCTCATTCCTTGAAGCGAAGGATTTTTTTGAGGTCAGATTCAAAGTACCGCGCTCGCAATGTGGAAATAAGGAGGCTCTGTCCTCATTATGCAAAGAACACGGCATACAATTTCCCAATTATCCATTAGACTAAGCCTCATGATACCTGTCAAAGATATACTAAAGACTTTACGCACAATCATCAATGAGAGTGCGACAGAAGAAGACAGTTTCACGATTGAGACCGATGAGGCATTAAAAGAGTTCATCAGACTCGCGCTACTCGCACTGATGAATGACGAAGGGGTGATGGCCGAAGCTTCGGAAATGACAGATTCATCCTCAATCTCATTCGAGAAACGTCCTGACGGTTTGTTTTTTGCCTACATAAAAATACCTGCGGACTATATCAGGCTTGTCAGTGTGAACCTGACTGGGTGGAGATATCCGGTCACTATGTTATATCCGGACAATTCGCCACTATACAGCGCACAATATTCATCAGCTCCCGGTGTAGGTAATGGTCCCTCAATACCGGTAGCATTCATCACCAACGATACCATGAGGTCAATCATTGCCCATGCAGTAAAAGAACAGGGGGGATACAGTCTCAGGTATATTCCAACTCCTTCAATCTCAGAAAACGGAGAAATCAACCTTCATAACAAATATGCAGGAGCATTGGCATATTATGCAGCCGGTCTCTATCATATTTCAATAAATGAAAATACCGGTGCGGAATCTGAATTTGCAATAGCTAGATCCTTGATACGTTCACACACTCCTGAATCTTCTACAAGTAATACAGAATAATTGTGATTTGCTTTCAATTTCGTATCTTTGCGGAAATCAAAAACAAGATCATTATGAAAAATGCAAAAACACATGAAGCTTACTCAGAGGAAGAATTAAGGGAAATGGTGGAATGGTTTAATACGAGAGAATTACCTAAAACATTGCAAATCAACAAATCCTCATTTTCTCCCGACCTCCCTCTGACAGTAGAAAGCCTTATAATGCAGGCAGAACAGAATCTTGGGAATTACAAGATGGCAGGCTCTTTCCGGCTTCTGAAGGAAATACGGGAAAAACTGGAATCATAGTGCTTATCAAAAACAGACGGTTCGATTTTTGATAAGCACAAACCGTCTGTTACAAAGAATCAGACCATTGCATTCTTGCAATACACATAATCCCAAATCTTTGTTGTGTCCCCCCAGTCCTGATCCTCAAAATAGAACTTATGAGCACCTTTAATGATCTGTTCATCATTATAAACTGTGCAAAGATCGGAATAAAAGGCATTGAACGCTACATACTTGTCCCATTTCGTAGTTCCAGCCGGAAATCCCATCATCCGGGTACTTGCCTCTATCTGTTCCGCCGTCCAGTGCGCACCCTCACATTTCTTTCCATCCCTATCAATGTACCTCATCATGCCGACATCAAACATCGCAAAAGCTTCATTGTAATGATTACCATACATGATTCCATGTTGCTCACGCATAAATTTCCAGTACAGTTCCGGATGTTCTTCCTTCACAAGGCACAGAAGCTCGCTCATGCTTTCCACACTGCGCATCATGACCTTGTCACTTGTCAGACCCGCCCTTTTCGCATCGTCCAACATTTCTTTGAATGTATACTTCATAATCAATCTGTTTTATCTTCGTTATCACTCAAACCGGCAAGTTGGATTGTATTTCTGTCCTGCATCATGGAATCAAGACTTCTCCTGATAAAAGCGTTTTCTTTCTCGATTTTCCTTGTCCGGATAAAAATCTGGTCAAGAATGCACGGAATCATATCCACCTCACCATTTGCCAGCAACTGGCATTTGCTGCAATCACCTATACATTTGCCTTCCACTCTCATAATCAACCCTTTCTCAAGTTATTAATCAATGTTCCACCTCTTACAGACAACAACGATTTGACACCGCCTGTCTTGACCATATTGAACAACTCAAACAGATCATCACGATGTTTTTTGAAAAACGGATACATGCTGATAACCGTCCGGCTGGTCAAAGCCCGCGTATTAGACAATTCGTTGAATGCGGTCTGAACAGCTTCCTTCTGTTCGTCATTCTCGCAATCCACCACAATATATAATTTCCTTAATGCCATAATCAATCAGGTATTTTATCAAAATCTATCTCTTCCTGTGGTTGAGACGGTGCCGAACGCTGGCCATACATGTTATCATTGACCTGCTCCACTTTTTTCCCGGTGAACAGACCGGCTACGAATGTCAAAGCCGGAACGCCGTATTCAACCACCTTAGGATGTTCTTCTATATAGTTTGCTATCTTGGTAGCCATTGACAGGTATTTATCCACCCCCTGTGGCTCCGGCTCAATCTTAAGAGGGATACCCATGTTTCTGGCAAAGATATCCGCAAACTCATTGGCTTTCTGTGCCGCCTCCAGCGGTTCGGCATGTTTCTCCTCTGTCATATACATTAGCATATAACTAAACGCCTCGGCCCTTGTTGTAAACTTCAACTCCGTTTGCGGTTTCTTAGTTTGAAACATGGAAAATCCCATCATTTACTTTTTTTTGATTTTTCCTCAACAGGAATCTCAGTTCCGGATATCCCATTAATCATCTGCATGGCATTACCCATGATATCATTAATGGTATCCGTATCATTGCTTACTTCCGGTATGTCAGCCTCACCGACAACATAAGCCTCAATTTCCGCTGCCTTCGCAACCACATCCTTCTGCGGTGTACCAGTCCCCATTATAGCTACAGCCTGTTCTACTGCAAATTGTCTTATTCCTATTTTTGAAATCATATCCTCATCTTTTAAAAATTAAATAAAATGAGGGTGGAATACCACCCTCTAAAACTTAACTACGGCAAGTCTCGTCTACTGTAACCTGCGTGGAAGCAAGGTTATAGGTTGAACGCTGGTTGAACTCACGTCCGCCACATCCGCAACCGCAATTATTCCGATTTCTTCCACATCCGTGTCCATTGTCGTAGAACACCTCGCGGTTCAGCTGGAACAACTGGTCACCGAAGTTCGCCTTCATATCTCCAACACCTTGCACTGTTGCGGAAATCGCACCATTTGCAGCGTACAACTGCTGTCCGGTCCAGCGTACATCAGGCTCCATACAGTTAACACGTCCTGTCAAGTTAGCCAGACCAACCGCAAACTGAGTACGCTCGTTGCAGCTATTATGCCAGCTATAAACAAAAAACGCAATGACAATGACAGCAGCAATCACCCATAAGGCGGTGGTTGATCCCCATCCCTTCTTGTGCTCACATTCAAGCTCTCGCATTGCAGCATACTCCTGTATGCTCATACCTGTAATATTATCCATAATTATGATTTTACATATCACGGTCAATATTGACCGCAAAGGCAAATTACGGAATAAATTACTTGCAGATAAAATATTTATTTTCCAGTTTGTTTACTATTTCTTTCCAATTGTTTTCCACAATCCATACCCTTTGTTTTTTAGCATTACGCCGCATCGAGCCGACAGCCTGTTTGGTTCTGTTAGTCAATGACGCTATCTCCGTGTCAGAGAAAATCTTGGCTAAATAACGCACAAGAAGATATCTGGCATTCGCACACTCTTCTTTATTGCTATGTATAATACCTGTTTCAGATATTCCCGTCACTGAAGCGACAACCTGCAATACATCCTTATATATTTCATCACTTTTCATATAATCACTGTTTGGATAAACAAAATACGTCGGAAAATTGTTAAGCAGTCTGGGACCGCAAAACAATTCTTGTTCCGACGTATTGTTTCTCCTTAGCGACTTCTACCTGATAAGGAGCGTGCGGTCCTTTTCTTACAATCCGGACCGCCGAAGATTTTTGTTATAACGAAAGACTGAATTGAAAAAAATACAATCTATAAATTACGGGCACCTCCTTTTTTTTCTTAACCATCTGACAATCATCATAGATATAAGCAATATATTCATTATCATAGACCATCCACCTATCTCTATTTTTGTTTTTTGCCACCAGTTTAATTTTTTCTCCACCTCTACAATTTTAGGTACTTCGATTCGCTTGGTTACCGTCATATAATGAGGTACAGTTACTATAAGTACCGAATTTGGCCATATTCCCAGCGAATGTTGCAATATTCCACCTGAATATCTAGCCCAGCTGTACGCATAAGGGTTGGAAAGAAAAGATACAGTGTCACGTGTCGCAGTACTATCTTTGTATGGGACCAGTCTTTCTGTTATGGTGGTATCATGTACTTCCACTGTTTCCGTTGTCTTGATCTCCACAGGAACATATCTGGTCTTACACGAAAAGACAAATAAAAGCACTATCACTACCGCAATCCATATATAGATTCTTTGTCTCATCTCTCAAATTTTATATCATTGATACGGTTCATCCAGCCTCTCTTAAATTTATTATTGGTCGGACGCTGATGACAAATATCTTCAATGAAATCAAACCGTGCAATCTTGATCATGTCGAACAACTCACGCGGATTCTTGGCATTTACCGCGGCAATGGTCTTGGGACCTACAATGCCATCCACCTTAACACCAAGCAAACGTTGAGGAATCTTAATTCCGTGCGCACCGGATGCCCAGACCCAATCAACCAATATATCAGCAACTGATTGCGATTTTATCTCATCAGCCTTCCATCTGTCCCAGTACATGGTTTTCAAGATTTCCGTCCATTCCTCTTTTGTGAGATTTTTCAATCTTTCAACTGTAGG